GATTTCTGCCTGTCTCGTGGGCTCGGAGATGTGTATAAGAGACAGCTTGAAATCAAATACAAAGACCTCTATCAAAGAACCCGTGAACACAGAAAAGAACTCGGCATTTCTTTCAAAGAGTACATCGAAAAGTACGTCAGCCAAGAAGACCTTGAAAAAGAACAGGCGAAAATCGTTGCTCAGGGCGTTTCAATTCTTGACCCCGTTATGGCTGAAATCGTCTGCCGTTGGTTCGGTCAGGAGAACGGCAAAGCCTTTGACTGTTTTGCGGGCGATAGCGTCTTCGGCTTTGTGGCTGCTTATCTCGGCAATGACTTCACGGGCGTTGAACTGAGAGAGAAACAGGCGGCTTTGAACAACGAGCGTGTGGAGGGCATGAAAGCCCGCTATATCTGCGATGACGGTCAGAACGTGGCGCAGCACATTGAGTCTGAGAGCCAAGACCTCCTCTTTTCTTGCCCGCCTTACTTTGACCTTGAAAAGTATTCAGACCTTCCGAATGATGCGTCAAATCAGGGGTCATACGAGGATTTCATCAAGATTTTGGAGAACGCTTTCACGGGGGCTGTTTCTTGTCTGAAAGAAAACCGCTTCGCCGCTATCTGTGTCGGAGACGTGAGAGACAAGAACACGGGCTTTTATTATGACTTCTGCGGCGATATAAAGCGCATATTCAAGCAGAACGGAATGCGCCTTTATAATGAGATTATCTTGGTCGAACAGACCGCTTCAACGGCTCTGAGGGCTTCACGTTACATGGATAGCCGAAAGGTTGCAAAGACGCATCAGCACCTCTTGGTCTTCTTCAAGGGCGACCCGAAGAAAATCAAGAAAGAGTTCCCGAAGATTGAGTACACGGAAGAAGACCTGTCAAAGACCGATTCAGGCGAGACGGGTTCAGAGAATGAAACAGAGTAAACAGAAACGCCATGCAAGCAAAGATTTGGAATTTCTCTCAGTGGATAAAAGAGACCGACCCGAAGCGTCTCAGGGACATTTTCGATGAAGCCCTGAAAAAGTCAGGGTTCAACGTTCTCTGCTTCACTGACCACCATTTTCAGCCTCAGGGTTACACCGCCCTGTGGCTTCTGACAGAAAGCCATTTCGCCGTTCACACTTTCCCCGAGTTTGAAAAGTCGTATATCGAGCTTTCAAGTTGTAACTTGGAATTCTATCAAGAGTTCCTAAAACTGACAAAAGAACTATGAGTGCAGCACAAGATAAGAAACAAAGACAGATGAAGCTCGCCCGCCTTGAAATCGTGGCGCAGCTCTTCAAGCGTGGTTACAGCCGCCGCAAGATACGGGAAGAGGTCAAGAACCGTCTTGACCTGAAAAGCTATTCCCTCGGCACGGTTCAGAGTGACGTTCAGACCTTGTTGGCTGAATGGCGTGAAGACCGTATCGAAAACACCGATGATTTGGTGCAGCTTGAACTTGAACGCATTGACGATGCGGTGCGTGAGTTGTGGGAACAGTGGGAGAAGTCAAAGACAGACTACAACAAGACACAACGCAAGCAGAAAGGCTCTCCCTCCCGTGACAGCGAGACGGGTCAGACCTCAATCAAGACGTATCAGACAGAGCGAACGGAAACAGAGGTTATCTGCCTTGGCGATGCTTCTTATATCGCCGAGATACGAAAGCAGCTTGAAGAACGCCGCAAGCTCCTCGGCTTATACGCCCCTGAAAAGAAAGACATCAACGCCAACGGCTCATTTGCCGCCTATCTCATTGAGAGCGGCATGATAGATGAAGCCGAGCAAGAGGCGGGAGAGGTCAAGGAAGACGAATAAGCCCGATTGCGGCTCTCTGTCGGCGTAAGTATTCTGAGTGGTTCACTTATCCCATTCAAAAGCGTACCGCCGACATACTCAAAATTCGGAGAAAATAACTATGGCAAAGAAACAACGGAAAGAAACTATCAAGAAACTCAGTTTTGAGGTCATAAACTCATGGCGGGCAGATTGGAATAAATTTGTCCGTGAAGCCTTTGGCGTGAACCTTGACCCCGAGCAGCAAGAAATTCTGTCAAGCGTTCAACACAACAGGCGCACGTCCGTTGCCTCAGGCACAGCCCGTGGCAAAGACTTTGTCGCCGCTTGTGCCGCCATATCGTTTCTTTATCTCACGCCCCGTTGGAGGCGCACAAAGAACGGGGGCGCAGAGTTGGTTGAGAACACGAAAGTGGCTCTGACAGCCCCGACCGACCGTCAGGTAAAGAACATCATGATGCCTGAGATTAGCCGCCTTTATAACAGAGCCAAGGCAAGAGGCATACAACTGCCAGGGCGTTTGAACGCTTATGACATCAGAACAGAAAGCGATGAATGGTTTCTGACGGGCTTCAAGGCTGACGAGAACAACCATGAAGCGTGGTCAGGCTTTCACGCCGTTCATACAATGTTTGTCGTTACCGAGGCAACGGGTATCGGCGATGATACGTTTGGGGCTATTGAGGGTAACTTGCAAGGCGACTCACGCATCTTGATTGTCTTCAACCCGAACACAACAGTTGGCTACGCTGCCCGCTCTCAGAAAGGAGACCGTTGGCACAAATACCGCCTGAACAGCCTGACAGCCCCGAACATCGTTCAGAAAAAGACCGTCATTGCGGGTCAGGTTGACTATGAGTGGGTTCAAGACAAGTTGGCGAACTGGTGTACTGAAATCAGAGAAGAAGAAGCCACGGCAGAGTTTGACGACTTTCAGTTTGAGGGCAAGTGGTATCGCCCCGAAGACCTGTTCAGAAAGAAAGTCTTGGGTAAATTCCCCAAAGTGGGCGAAGACGTTCTTATCCCTGAACAGTGGTTGGAAATCGCACATCAGCGTTGGAAAGAGGCTCACGGGCGGCAACCCGTCACAACAGAGCCACGGATCATGGGCGTTGACGTTGCGGGCATGGGACGAGACTGCACATGTTTTGTTGAGCGTCAGGGCTGTTGGGCTTCTGAGTTCAAGACACACAACAGCGGCGGCTCGGCTGACCACATGAAGATTGCGGGGGCTATCACAGACCGCCGCCGACATGAGATTGAAATGTACGTCAGCATTGACACAATCGGCGAGGGTGCGGGCGTGTTCTCCCGTTGTGTTGAGAATGAACGGCGTGAGAACTCTCATTACATCATCAGTTGCAAATACTCAGAGGGAGCGAAAGGCTTCAACGGCAAGAACCTGACCGACACAACGGGTCAGTATGAGTTCCTGAACATGAGGGCGTATCTCTTTTGGGCTGTGCGTGATTGGCTGAACCCGAAGAACGAGACGGGTGCCATGCTGCCGCCTGACCCTCAGTTTGATGAAGAGGCGACAGAAATAAAATGGTCTTTCAGGTCAGACGGGCGCATATACATTGAGCCGAAAGAAGACATCAAGAAGAGACTCGGGCGAAGCCCCGATAAGTTTGACGCTTTCGCGAACACGTTCTATCCGCTCAGAGGAAGCCGCCGTATTGACCTGAACCGTATCGCCCGTATGGTACACAGATAATTCAAGTTTAACAAATAAATCATCAAAGAAAATGACTATCGAAGAAATCCTTGCCTCACTCAGGACAGAGGCTCAGAAAATAGCCTTTTTGAAAGAGAAGACTATCAACGTCCCTTTGTGGCGTGGTCGCTTTGGTCTCATTCAAGAATTTGACCCGACAAAGCACCCTGTTATGAACAAAGCCAAATACCCTGATATTGTCACGGACAGCGGCATTCAGGAGGTAACCCGTGTGACGTGTGACTTGCAGCGGCTCGCCGTGAAGCGCATGACAGAACTTGTTACGGGCATACCCGTGAAACGTGTTTACAGCCCTGAGAATGACCGTCAGAAAGAAGTGGCGAACTATCTTGAAAAGATATTTGACAAGAACCGCATTGACAGCGTGAACATCGAACGCTGCAACATGCTCTTTGCGGGCTGTGAAGTTATGACGCTATGGTACGCCGTTGAACAGAAACACACGACCTACGGTTTCTCTTCAAACCTGAAATTCCGCTGCCGCAACTTCTCCCCTATGCTCGGCGATGACCTTTACCCGCTCTTTGATGAATACGGCGACATGATAGCCATGTCAGTGGCTTACACCCGTAAGAGCGGCAAGAAGACCGTTCAGTACTTTGACTGTTATATGGCGAGCCGCCACATCAAATGGTCAACAGAGAGCGGCGAATGGGCTGTCATTGAAGATGAAGAGATAACTTTGTTAAAGATACCGTGCATCTATATGTGGAGACCGACCCCGATATGGGAAGACACCTCAAAGACCGTCTATGAGATTGAATGGTCGCTGTCAAGAAACGGCAATTATCTCCGTGAAAACTCAAAGCCTATCTTCGTTGTTCTCGCCGATGATATTATTCAGTTCGGCGATGAGAAAAGTTCAAATGAAGAGGCGAAGAGCGTCATGCAATATCCGAAAGGCTCAACGGCTCAATACGTCACATGGCAACAGGCGACAGAAAGCCTGAAATACCATGTCGACACCCTGAGAAATCTTTTCTTCACTCAGCTGCAGTTGCCTGATTGGTCATACGAGAAGATGTCGCAGCAAGCCCTCTCAGGTGAGAGCCGCAAACAAATGTTCATTGATGCGCAGCTCAAAGTCAAAGACGAAAGCGGTCGTTTGATTGAGTTCTTTGACCGTGAAATAAATGTCGTTAAAGCGTTCTTGAAGATTGCTCTTGGAGAGACTTACGCCGCCGACATTGACGCTCTCCCCGTTGAGACCGTTGTCACGCCTTTCGCCATCACAGACAAACAAGACTTGGCGAACTACCTCATGTCTGTGAACGGTGGCGAGCCTATCATGTCACAACGTGAGAGCATTGAACGTCTCGGCGAGAGTGACGATGTGGACACCACCCTGAAAGAAATTCAGGAACAGAAGACGGTGGACGTGTTTGAACCGACAGAATAACGTGAGAGTATGACACCAACAAGAAGACCCCCGAACAGAAAGAAGCCTGAGCAGCCGAAATACCGCTGCAGTGACTGCCGTCACAGTTATGATTGGCACAGCAAGGCTCTTGACGGTCATTTGATTTTGTGTCGCTGCCCTCATGATGAAAAGACAGAACACGGGCGGTGGTGCAAATTCCTGAATGACCCTCAATGTGATAAATTTATTCTGAGAGACAATGGCACTCAATAAATACGACAAACAGCATCTGCGCAACCTGACAGCCTACGAGCGTCAGGTTGACGCTATATACAGGGCGGCGGTCAAGGAAGCCGCTGCCCTTGGGCTTTCTATCCGTGATTTAGACCCGACACGGCTCTTTTCTTTCTCTGACTATCCAATTACACGCAAAAGGCTCGAAAGTCTCTTAGAGAGCCTAAAAAGCGGGTTGTCGGCTGTCATAGTGAACGGCGTGAACCATGAATGGACGCTCGCCAACAACAAGAACAACGAGCTGTGCCGTCAGGTCTTCGGCGATAATGTGGGCAAGCTCTCAAACGCCCAATATCGCCGATACTTCAAGAACAACGAAGAAGCCCGTGACGCATTTCTCGCCCGCAAGGTTCAGGGCTTGAACCTCTCTGACAGAGTTTGGAAATATACAAATCAGTTCAAAGAGGAAATCGAACTCGGGCTTGACATCGGTCTGAGAAGCGGCAAGGCGGCTGAACGTCTTCAAAAAGATTTGCAACTGTTTCTTCAACACCCTGACATGCTCTTTCGCCGTGTCAGGGACGAACACGGGCAGTTGGTTTTGTCAAAGCGTGCGGCGGCTTTCCACCCTGGGCGTGGCGTGTACCGAAGCTCATATAAGAACGCTCGCCGCCTCGCAGCCACAGAGACGAACATCGCATATCGGTCGGCTGACTTTGCCCGTTGGCAAGACCTTGACTTTGTTGTCGGTATTCGTGTTGTTCTGAGCAATAACCACACTCTTTTAGGGGCTGACGGGAAACCTCACAAATTTACAGACATCTGCGATGAACTGAGCGCACCCGTGGGCAGTAAGGCTGTCAAGGGTCAGGGCTGTTACCCAAAGGACTTCAAGTTCACGGGGTGGCACCCTCATTGCCGCTGTCACGCTGAAACAATTTTGAAGACCGAGGAAGAAATGATGCGTGACAACGAAAGGCTGCTCAAAAGCGAAGAACCTCTGAAAGAAAGCGTGAACACGGTCACGGGCGTTCCTCAGGAGTTCGATGATTGGCTGAAAGACAACAAAGAGAGGGCGAAAAGAAGCACGTATGTGCCTTATTTCATCAGCGACAACGAGAAATACTTGCCAAAGGGTTACAAAAACTTGTACGCCCTGAAAACACCGTATGAAACTTATGCTGAATATGAAGCCGCCATGAGATTTAACAAGAAGTACGCAGACTTCACGCCTGAGGTCTTGAAGAACATCAGAGAGTTAGACCAAACCCTCCCCGTGATGCAAGGCAAGATAATGAATTTCACAGAGGCTGACCAACAGAAAGGCAACCCGCATTTTTCTGATCCTGACGCAAAGGCGGAGGGGTATTTGATTAACTGTCAGACTTGCACAATGACTTATGAGTTAAGGCGCAGAGGTTTCCCAGTTGAAGCCTTACCGAATAAGAACGATGAATTTTATAAAGTTTGGTGTCCGAAGAATAATCTGACATGGAACGACCGCTTTCTCAACCCTGACGGCTCACGCCCAATAAAGACCCGCCCGTCCGTGTTGCGTGACACGATAACCGCCAAGGTTGGCTTTATTGAGGGCGCAACAAAAGAGACAGGGCGTTACGAGCTTTATCTGAAATGGAAATCTGTGCGAGGGCGTGACGGAGGAGCGCACGTTATGATTGTTGAAAGGCAGAAAGACGGCAATCTTTTATGGTTTGACCCTCAGTCAGGGAAACACGGCTCTTCAAAAACGTTCAACGGGTTTATGAAGAGTGCCGTCCCCGTAAAGTTAAGCGTTCTGAGAATTGACGATAAAATCATTAACCCCAAATTCTCAGAACGTTTCAAAAAGGCTTCAAAGTAATTCTAAAGCCTCTTCTCCATAAACTGTTTCAACGGTCTTCCCGTCAAAAAGATAAATCACGGGAAGACCCGTTGGAACGGCTTCCCCGTTTTCATCAACATATCCCACAGCGAAAGCGTCTCTCCCTCTTCGCTTTCCAATAAATCCGACACTATTCCATCCTTCTTTGTCGGCTTTCTCTTGAATGATTTTTGGTATTTTCATACGTTTTCTCTGATTAAACACGGGTTTTCTCGTAGAATATCCCGTTATAAGTTATTTTTCTCGAATTTGACGCACACGGGCTTTGGTTTTCTCTTTGGTGTAATTATTCACTTAGAAAATTATCGCCCGACAGAGAGCCGCAATCGTCTTTTAACCCTGAAATCGAAACTAAGTTCTGATTTTACCAGGTCACGGGGCAAAGATAAGCCCTTTTGCTGAGATAACGGCAAAAAGCCCGATTTATTGTCTCGGAGGGTCAAAAACGGGCGTTCAGGCTGCAAGTACAGTTACGCTTAAACCTGAAACAAGCCCGATTTGCCCGTTTTTAGCCCCGCTGACGGCTTTTTTCTTGTCATTGGTGTAATTTATCATCTGACGGAGTAAAACACGCTGTACGGGCTTTATTTTGTCTTTTCGTGTGAAGCGGCTCACGGGTCACGGTTGTTTTCGCCCCCGTGTATGGGTTGCCGTCTGAAACGCCGATGTTCCAAAGGCGGCTGACCTTGCACCCGATTTGTTCAGGGCTGAAACGCTCATAGATAGCCGAGAGAGACGTGAAGAAGAAGTCCCGTTCCCCCGTCTGTTCGGGCGGCTCTTTGAATGTCACTCGGTAGATGAACCCGCAGCGGGCTTTGTCTTTCTCTTCCCCGCCTGTTGTCTGTCTGTTGTCTGTCATTTGTTTTTCGTTTTGCTCGCCTGACTGTCTGAGGCGAAAATTTAACTTCAATTCAAGAGGGCGAAATCGCATAGTACGTTAGTACTTTTTCTCTCCTTTTCTTTGCTCTCCTTTATACGCGCGCAGGTAGCGCATTTTCTCGCAGAAAACTTGGGTTTTCTCAGAGATAACCACCCGTTATCTACGAGAAAATTAAAATTTTTAACAAATAAAACTACTTTTCCCCGAAAAGAGTTTTGAGTGAATAGAACGGCGAGAAGCGTTTGATGCGTGAGGCGGCTTCTTGACCCCATATCGCAGCTATCAGACGTATTGCGTCCACGTCCCCGTCAAAGGCGATAAAACTCTCATAATTGTTGAACTCGTAGCAGTAAACCTCCTGAGGGTCACACTCTGTTCTGATGCGGTTCTGAACCTCATTCAGGTGGGCGAAATACTTGTTTACCCCGTCTTCAACCCCAAAGCCACCGCCGCCGAACGAAACAAGTTTCTCGTTGGGTTTCAACTTGATAGACCTCTGACCCTGTTCTAACTGTTCCTGAGAGAAAGCGAAGAAACAGCGGAACTTGCTCACGTCTGTTTCATCACGCTCACGGCATAACTCCTGATAACGGTTCAGGGTCTTTGCGTTCTTCCAAACCAACATACCGTCATTCTCCCAATTCTGACTAAATTCAAATGTCTTGTCTTTCATAAATATAAACTTTGTTTTGATTAATTTGTTGCCTTTCGACTTGTGAAGCCCGTCAGGGGCTTTCTGCGGCTCTCTGACGGGCTTTTGTTGTTCATGCTTATAACTCTCGCAGAATGTCATTGAAAGCCTTTTCTGCGGTCTCTTTCACGCCCTTAGGGTCTCCGTAGAACTTCTGAGCGGCTTGAAGAATTATCAACATCGCCCGCCCGAGGGCTGTCATGATGACTGACGGGTCGTTTGTTCTCGCTTGAAGAACTTTCAGAACCTCTTGATACAGGTTCTCTTGATTGCTGTTCATTGTTGCCATTGTGTCTTTGATTTATTTGTTTAATTTTACTCGGTTCATCAACTGTCCTGAGAGTTCATGCAGCTCACGGCTTCTTTCAGGCGTGAGTTCACGGGCGTGAGCCGTTATCGCCTGAGTGAGCTTCCAAAGGGTTGCCCCGCCCTGAACGCCGTCCTCGGGGTCGTTGCGCATCAATATCTTTTCGACCTCCTTGCTCTCTTGTTTCAGAAGACCGCCGCTGCTTGTCAGGCGTTTCAGTTCATGGTCGAAGTCAACATCAATCTCCGAAGCCCCCTGTATCTCAATCGCCTTTTGCATGAGGTTGTCCTTGCTGAACAGACCTTTTGTGAGGTCTTTGACAGCCGAGACGGTTGTCTTCGTGTCGAGTTCATAGGTCTTGTTGGATAGCTGCAGATTGTCAGGCAGCTTTGAACCCAAGTGAACTTGCTTCATAACGCTCTCCCTGACCATACCGTTAAGGCAAGCCCCGTTCAGGAGAAAGGCTCTCATATCAACAGCCCCGTCCCCGTAGTCAGAGGTTGAGAAGCGTGCGCCCGCAAAGATTGTAACAGTTCCGTTCTTCACGGTCGGTATCTCAATCGGTGTCGGAAGAATTGTCTCCGCCCATACCTTTGTGTCGTTCATATAAGCGTCAGAAATGACTGCGCCCTGACCCGCTGCCTCCTGAACAAACGCCGTGAGAATTTCAACTGAGTTCAGGCGGCGATAACTGTCAGAGAGAACGCCCCTCACTTGCTGCCCTACGGTTCTGACAAGAACACGGCTGCGCTGCGTCCAATCGCTATGTTGGTTCAGAAGATGTGCAGCGAGGGCTATCGCCCATGGCTCACCGCTTGCAAGCCCTCTGAGATAACGCTGCGGTATGCCCATACGCTCGGCGAGCTGTCCGATAGCGTTGTCGTGGAGAGAAAACTGACCGTCAGGCATGTTCATCGTCAGAGGCTGTGAACTTATCTCTTCAACCTCTGTGAAGCCGTCTGTCGGCTGACCGCCCGAGAACGTGATAACGGGCGTGTGGCTCTTCGCTTTCAGGTTCACGCCGATAGGTGCGATATAATCCTGAGCGATTTTGCCCTCATTGATAAGGCGTTCCATTGTAGCCTTAACACCCGCTGCCTTGCCGTCTATCATTCTGTGAACTTTGTTCATTACTACCTCGTTCAAACCTTTCTGTAAGTCTGTTGTTGCTGTCATAATTTTGAAATTTATATGGTTATTGAATATTCGATAAAAACTCTTCTGCCTCTTCAAAGAGTTCATCAGGGGTCAGGCTCTCAGAGCTTGGCTCGAAGCCTGAGAGATAAGCCGCCTCTATGATCGTGCTTCTTTCACTCATTGCGCTGCCCTCCCCTGTTTGAGTTCATCACAAATGGCGATACGGTGTCCCGCTCTTATCAGTCTCGGCAGATATGTGTCAAGGGCGTGATACGGGAAGCCCGCCTGACGGTCGCCCGCCTTGTCTCTTGTCAGGGTTATGCCGAGGATGCGTGATGCGCTCTCTGCGTCTTCCTGATAACTCTCATAGAAATCCCCGCATCTGAATAACAGCAGAGTGTCGGGGTGCATCTCTTTCAGTTCTTTGAACTGTTTCTTTTTTGCTTCTGTCATAATTCTGACCTCCTGTTTTGATTATTTGTAGTAGAAAGAAAACTTGATACCTCTGCGGAGCTTGCAGACACAAACATCGTCCATGCATGCAAATGCTCTCTTCAAAAGTTTGTTCAGCATCTCAACGCCGATGAGGGCTATCGCTCCCGCAACGCCTACGAGCTTGTGAACCTTGCGTCCCTGAGCGTCAACGCCGCTTACCTTGATGCGGAAGTTTCTGTTGATGTCCTTTGAACTGTAAGCGAGACCGTTCTTGTTATTGTTTGTTGAGACCTTAATCATTTTTCTTTCAATTTGAGTGTTAAACATATGTTTGAATGTGATTACCTTGAAATCACGTTGCAAAGATAAATGAAGTATTTTGGAAATAACAAACTTTCATCCGAGTAATTTTAACCAAACGGGTAAATTTAACCTTTATTAAGAGTAATCGCCCGAAACTCGCCCCTATATAGAAAAATTCTATATAACCAAACATTTTATGATTATTATGTAATCATTTCGAGGAAATATTGTATCTTTGTCGCAGTTTACCGTACAGTTAAATATTTCATAATTATGAGAAAAGCAATTTTAGATGCGCTGAAAGCCAAATTTCAGGGGGTCAGCGAATCAGTCTTGAACAGGATTGCGGACAAACTCTGCAAGACTGTCACAACCGCTGAACAGGTTCAAACCGCCGTTGACGGGGTGACAATTCAGCAAGTAATCGAGGGCTACGCCGATAGCCGAGCAACAGAGGCTTCACAGACCGCCGTTCACACTTACGAACAGAAATACGGTCTCAAAGACGGCGCAAAGGTTGAACAGCCCTCAGGGGGCGGTGGCTCAGGTCAGGGCGGCGCACCCGTTCAAACACCACAAGGAGGGGGTACAGACCCCGTGCTGCTTCAAACGCTTCAATCGCTTCAAGAGAGTAACAAAAAGTTGTCTGAGCGTCTTGACCGTATGGACAGCGAGCGTACAACCTCATCACGCAAACAGCAACTTTCAGGCATTATCGCCAAGTTGCCTGAGAACCTTAAAAAGGCTTACGAGCGAACACCCGTTGACGGCTTGACCGATGAACAGTTCAACGCACTCATCGGAGAGGTCACAACAGAGGTGGACGGCATTGTTCAGGCGACACAACAGAAAGGGGCTATCTTCGGTCGTCCGTCAGCCACGGGCGGCTCAGGTTCTCAGGGCGGAGAACTGACCCAAGAGCAAAAGGACGCTATCGCACATCGTGATAACAAACCCGCCTCAGGTGGTCAGCCGTTCTAATGTTTAACAATCAAAACAACAAAGAAAAATGGGCATGCAAGTAAACAGACGTAAGGACGTGAGAACACCCCGTGTCCTTATGCACCGTATCGCTGACATCAGAGGCGGCGTATCTGTCAAGGCTTCTGAGCTTGGGGGAGATTTCCTCTATGAGGGGGCTGTCCTGAGCGCAGCCGATGAAAAGGGTCTTTGTCACGTTGTGAAAATCGCTCATGTTGTCGCAGAGGTCGGTGCGACCGACAAGACAATCAAAGTGAAGAAAGGTCACAACTTCGCAAAGGGCGATTTCATTATGACAAAGGTCGGTGGCGTGGCTTATGACATCACAGCCATAGACACAGAGGGCAGCAAGACCTTTGACACAATCACAGTCAGCACCACCCTCGGTGCAATCTCAAAGGACGGTTTCATCATTGAGGCAAAAGCGGAGTCAACCACCACAACCTCAGAACTGAAATACGTTCCTCAGTCAATCAACGGAACGGGCAAGCCGTTTACGCCGAAGTCAAACCTTGACACGGACGCTTGGCTTATCGCCGTAACAAAGGGCAACCCGCTTCCTGATTTCATCATGGCGTACCTCAAAGGTGTCGTCAATTATTAACCGTTAAAAGTTCATCATTTATATGGCAACAGTAGTAAACACTCTCATTCAGGGTCTTACCGAGCAGATGGTTCAGTCACGTGTGGACTCGGCTGACGCATCGGGCTTTCTGTTCGGCACTTATTTCCCTGTGAAGAGAGTTCAGGGCTTCCAGTGGAAGACCCTCACAAATCAGCTTGCTAAGAAGAACGTAGCCGCCGACCTCCACACCGATAACGGCTCTATTCTCCGCAAGCAGCGTCCTATCTATGAGAGCGCAAGAGGAGATATCCCTTTCATCAGTATTTCCCGTGAGATGAAACGCAATGAGATTAAAGAGTATCAGACCGCTCTCGCTTTCGCTCAGGATGAAGACGCAACAAAACTCGTTCAGTATTGGGGCAATGACGTTGATTTCTGTTTCAACGGCGTTCAGTCAGAGTTGGAGTACATCGCATGGAAGCTCGCTTCCCGTGCGGGTCAGTTGGCTTTCACAACAACAACCAACGCAACATACGCCAATGAGTTCGACTTGGATTATGACGTTGACCCCGAGGCAAAGGTCAAGACTTCTTCCGATTGGGCAAACGCTGCTTCGGCTGACATTCTCGGCGATTTCCGCACAGAGATTAAGAAAGCCAAGGCAAGAGGTCTGAACCCGAAGTTCGCCTTTGTCAACCTTGACGAGTTCTATAAGATTGCTTCGTCTGAGCAGATTATCAAGGCTTGTGCGTCATTCGCTTCAAACGCTCTGAATATCTCTCAGACCCCTGACCTTACCACCGTCAACTCAATGCTCGCCCGCCAAACATGGCTCAACGGTATTCAGTTGAAAGTCATTGACCAAACCATTACCCGTGAGTTCACTGACGGCTCTCAGGAATCAGGCAACCCATTTGAGGACTGCCGCTGCGTTCTCTCAGAAACAGAACGTCTTGGCACCACTCAGTATGACATCCTGACTGAGAACGAGAACCTGATTTTGCGTGCAGAGCGTGCTCATACTATCATCAAGAAGTACGGCACAATCGAACCGAAGTCAGAGGTTACAATCGGTCAGGCTGACGCTGTGCCTGTCTTTGACACGGCTTACCGCAACGTCTATATGAGAACAGACGGTAAGGATTGGGAATAAACATTTAACTGAGGCATAATATGGCAGCAACAGTTCTTGAAGCATTAAAAAGCATTACCGCTTACCCCGTTCCGCTTCGCACCCTCGTAGAGACTGCGGAGCGGCGGGGTCTTTCGCTTTCAGATGAAGCCACGCAAGAGACGCTGAAAGGCAAGGCGTTCAACCTCTCAAAGGCTGACACGCTTCTGTGGCTCTCTCTCGCCCCGAATGTCACTCAGGGCGGGCAATCATACTCTTTCACAGATGAACAGCGCACAGAGTTCAAAAACAGAGCCTATAAACTGTTCAATGAGTTTGAGGACGAGGCGGTAAAGCCCAAACCTATATACGGATATAAAGGTTCGCGATTATGATAATAACCAACGGAACAATCGAAGTGAAGAGAAAGACGGCGGGCGGCATTGACCCTGAAACGGGTTTCCCCGTCAAGTCTTCTGAGGTCTCTTGGGGTAACCCGATAGACTGTCAGTACACGGCAAACAAGTACAACAAGCTCGGCAAGGTCAATGGGGAACACTTCACGGTGGCGCAGTATTCAATTCTGATTGAAGAACAGCCGCTCGGGGAGTTTGACCAAATCAGGCTTACAGACAGTTTGACGGGAAAGAGCCTCGGGGAGTTTTCTGTCATTCAGGTTGAGCCGTTGGAAGCCGTCTGCGAATTGAGAATAATGGTCTAACGGCGATTGCGGCTCTATGTCGGCTTTACTTTTTCTGTGCTTATAATCACACCATGAAAAAGAGTAAACGCCACATACGTCAAATTCGCCAAAAATAACTCAGAAACTATGCCAATAAGACAACTTACCCCCATGTCTGAGATTGACCGATACACAGAACAGGAGTTGAAAAGGCTTCAAACGGTTCTGATAAGGTCTTTGCAGTACTGCGGGGAACAGGTTCTGAATAAAGCCCGTTCGACCAATTCATATAAAGACCAAACGGGCAACCTGAGAAGTTCACTCGGCTATGTCGTTGCCGTGGACGGACGGGTTGTTTATCAGTCAGACTTTCAGACCGTGAAACAGGGGCGGGACGGTTCAGAGAAAGGCGCAGCGTTCGCGAAGAAACTTGTCAGGCGTTTCCCTCACGGGGTCTGCCTGATAGTTGTTGCGGGAATGGAATACGCCGCTCACGTCAAGAACAAAGGCTACGATGTGCTTGACAGTTCAGAACTGCTTGCAGACAGAATTGTGCCGAGTATGCTGAAACAGCTTGGCTTCACTTAACATTAACAAGAGACAATGGCAAAGACATCAAAACAAGTTCAAGGGGACGTGTACAGACTTCTGAAAGACAGCACCCTTTATTCGATGATTTCAGGTGAGGTTTACAGACAAGGCTACCGCCCTCGCGACAGCCGCCTTGAAGACGCTGTGGTTATATTCACAGCGGGTCTGCCTGACCAAATTCAGACAGGCGTGGTTACGGTTCACATCTATTGTCCTGACATAGACCCATACGGGAACGGCGTACTCGTTGAGGACGGTCAGCGCACAGAAGAACTTGAAGCCCTTGCGCAGCGTTGGGTTGACAGTCTCACGGCTGAGGTCTCTTGTTATAAGTTCAAGCTACAACAGACGATCTGCACAGACTATGCCGAAGACATAAATCAGCATTTTGTCGTTGTCTGTCTGAAATATAAGTATTTCGGCTCTGACGATGAAACGCTGAATATCCCTCAGGCAGCTGTTATTGTTACCGAGGACGGCGATTTGCCGATAACGCAGCCTGTCATAAAGAAAAAGAATGTTTAACAATTAAATTACGTAGATTATGTCACAACTTTCATGGGGTAAGTGTGCAATAGAGCATGCAACCTCAACCAAAGGCACTCCCGCCGAGCAGTGGACAGCTATCGACACCCCGAAAGAGGATACAACAAAGCTGACCCCAACAGCGGGAACAGAGAAAACCGCCACAGAAGAGGGCGGCGAGTTGGTGGATTCAAGAACGGGCAAGAACACGTACCAATTTGAGTTCGACCTCTTTGTCAAGAAAGGCGGCACACGCCCGTTTGAAGACGTTGACGGTGTAATATCGGGAGAACACGCATTCCGAGTAACACCTGAGGACGAGGAATGCGAGGGCTTTCAGATTGACCGCTCAACAGTTCGTTGCGAGGAGAGTTATTCAACCGCTGACGGTAAGTTGCTTCACTACGTTGCAAAGGTTCTGAAACCCGCAACGGGCAAGAGCGTAAAGCCGTACACTAAGACAAACCCTGCTTGACTGATGGGCGTAAGGTTCTCAACCAACGGAGCTTTGCGCCTTACAAACGGAGGTTCGTTTCGGTTCAATAACCTGAATGTTCATCTGCACTGAGGGAGTGAGGCGGTCAGGCGCAACCGCCCCTCCCTCTTCAAGGGTCAGAGGTCACAAAAGAAAGACGCTCACGGCGGTTCGTTGCCGCCATGACCCACTTATACAACAATAAAAGTTTTATCATCATGGCAGAAGAAAAGACTATCGAACAGAAAGCCGCCGAGACTATTCTTCAAACACCCGTTGAAGTCAAGGTCGGCAGCAAAACTTATATGACAGCCCCGCCAAGCACGGCAACGCTTATTCTCGCATCAGAGGCTGTTTCACGTTTGCCACACGTTGTTCTTGACCCGAAGAACGTTGTGGAAGAAAGCCTGTCAATCGCAAAAGATTGTCGGGCTTTAGGCGATATTGTCGCAATATTCATTCTCGGAGCAAAGAACCTGAAAGAAAAAGTCAAGGTTCAGAAGAACAGAGAGAAACGCTATCTGTGGGGACTGTTCAAGCGTCAGGTCGTTGAAGAGGTTGAAGAGGTCATAGACCGCAAGGCAGAACTCGCCCAAGAACTTCTTGAAGAACTCACGCCCGCTGAACTTTATGACCTCACGGTTACGGTTCTGCAAAGAATGAACCTGACCGATTTTTTCGGTCTTACCACTTTCCTGATAGAAATAAATCTGATGCGGCAGACGAAAGTGGAAACAGAAGCGACAGCCCATGGGCAATAATCGCCGCAACGGTCAAGGCTTACGGGCTGACTTTTGAAGAGGTTCTGTACAACATGAGTTACCCCAACCTGATATTATACAACGCCGTTCTGCCGTCTTATAACACAAAAGACAAGTCAGACGGCTCAGGCTCAGGGCAAGAGGTAATCAAGGCTGACGACCCGAGAAATAAAGAACGAGTTAAACAATTCTTTGACAGTATCGAATAAATGGAGAACGAGAACGGAAAACTTTTTTACGGAACGGGGCTTGACAACAGTCAACTCCGTGTTGGTGCTGCGGAAGCGAAGAGACTTCTTCACGGCATTGGCAGCACGGCTTCAAGTGAGGGCGACAAGATAGACGACTCAATGAAGAAAATCGGGAAAGCCGTTGCGGGTGTCTTTGCCGTTTCTCAAATCAAAGAGTTTGTTTCTCAGGTCGCAAACGTCAGAGGTCAGTTTCAGCAGCTTGAAATGGCTTTCAAGACCATGCTCGGCTCTGCTGAAAAGGCTGACGCACTCATGCAGCAGCTTATCAAGACAGCCGCCACAACGCCCTTTGGAATGACTGACGTTGCTCAGGGCGCGAAACAACTTCTCGCCTACGGCGTTCAGGCTGACAAAGTGAATGAGACCTTAATCAGGCTCGGAGACATTGCGGCGGGTCTCTCAATTCCTCTGAATGATTTGGCTTACCTCTATGGCACAACCATGGTTCAGGGACGTTTGTACACGCAAGACCTGAACCAATTCTTGGGACGTGGTATTCCTCTGACAGATGAACTTGCCAAGCAGTTCGGTGTTGCCAAAGATAAGGTCAAAGACCTTGTTACTGAGGGCAAGGTCGGCTTCCCTGAGGTTGAAAAGGCGATCATCGCCATGACCTCTGAGGGCGGCAAGTTCGGCGGTCTTATGGAGGCTCAGAGCCACACGATAACAGGTCAGATTTCAAACATCGAAGACAGTATCGAACAAATGTTCAATGAGCTTGGCAAGAAGTCTGAGGGCGTTATTTTTGACGTTTTAGACTTCACTTCAAAAGCCATTGGTAATTGGGAACGTATTGGCAAGGTTCTTCTTGTCGTTATCAGCACATACGGGGCTTATAAAGCCGCCGTTATCGCTGTTGCAGCCGCTCATAAAATGGCGGCTATATGGGGAGAGGTTTCAGCCTTTCTTTCTCTGACAAAGAGTATAACGTCAGCCAAGGACGCAATGCTTCTTCTTAACATGGCAACAAAGGCAAACCCGATAGGGCTTGTTTTAGGCGTTGTCGCCGCCGCTGCAACCGCTTTCGGTCTGTTCTCGGACAATACAAGCAAAGCTGCTGAAATGACAAGCAAATACGGCGAGAAAGCGACCACAGCCATAACCCGTGTTCAAAGCCTTTCAACAGCCCTGAACGGTCTCACTGCGGGCAGCTCAACCCACAAAAAGGTTATGGACGAGCTAAACGGTATTCTTGAAGACTACGGCGTTCAGGCTGTCAAAGAGGGCGACAGCATTGATACCGTGAATGAGAAGCGCACTCAGGCTATTGAACTTATCAAGCAAGAAGCCATTGAGCGTCAACGCCTGAACGACATTGCCTCGGGCAATGACACATACGCCAAGGCTCTTTCTGACGCACAGAACGAAATGTTTCAGAAACTTCAAGGGGCTGAGACGGGCGGTATGTTTGCGGGTCTTGTTTGGTCTTCTGACAATGAAGAGATACAAGAAAACGCTGCCGCCATTTCAACCATTATCGCTCAACAGGTCGAACAGAACATCAACCTGATAGCGGGCAAGACGGGCGAAGAATACGAAAAGGGTCTGAATAAGATTTATGCCAATATTCAAGACAAGATGCGTGCTATCGGCATAAGTGAGAAGACAATCGCCAAGGCTTGGTGGGATGACGGCTTTTTCACAAAGACCAACATCGTACAAAATTATATAAACGGCGTTCAGTCAGCAGCAGAGGAACACGACCGTTACACAACAGCCGTGAATAAATCTGCCGCCGCTGAACAAGCCGCCGCCGACAGTTCAATGACATTTGCCGACAAGGTCTCAGCCGTTGAGAGAAGCCTACAAAAACCAACGGACGGCGTTCATCAGTTGTATGAGAATATCAAACAACTCATGTCGCAATACTCTGAGAATACTATCGGCTTTACAATCAAGTTCAGCGGCGAAGTTCCCGCTTGGATGGATAAAATGGGTATTGATGAACTGACACGCCTCGCGAAGCGTTTCGCCTCTATTGGGTCTTCACTGAAAGACGGTCAGGTGGCTTTAGTGAACGGCAAGGCTTACACAAAGCAACAAGCCTTACAGCGCAGCGCAGAATACGCTCAGGCAGCAGAGAACAAACAGACCGCCGCCGACAACAAGAAGAAACAAAACGAAGCGGCTGCAGAAGAAGCGAAGAAACACGCCAAAGAACGGGCGAGAAAAGCCGCACAAGCCGCTGAGGACAGAAAGCGGGAGCGTGAACAGATTGCCGAGGAAACGGCTGAGAGAAACAACCAAATCGCCGAATACGGGCAGTCTGTCATTGAACAGACTGAGAAAACCGAGCTTGACATCAGACAGGCAAAGATAGACCTCATGGAAGAGGGTTATCAGAAACAAAAGGCGCAGCTCGACCTGAACTATGACCGCCTTATTTCTGAGAACAAAGAACGTGAGCGACAGATGCTTGAAGCCCTTGCCGACAAAATGGTTCTTCAATGGGAGAACAAACACCCCAAGGCAAAGAACTCTGAGAAACAGGCTTACCGCAGCTCTCTTCTGAGTGAAGACAGCGACACCCGCCTGACACGTCAAGACCTGACAACAGAACAACGGGCGCAGCTCGAAGCATACGAGAAGATAGCCGCCGACACCCGTGTTAAAGGAAATAAAGAGGCTCTGAACACTATGCTGCAAGACAGTCTGACATACGAGCAGCAGCGGGTCAAGATTGCCGAAGAATATCAGAATAAAATCGAAGCCCTCTATGAGCATGACAAAGACGGGAAACGTGTCAAAGATGAAAACGGAAATGACAAGTGGAATGAGGGTGTCACTCAGGGGAACTTCGATGAACTGAATTATCAGCAAGAACAGGCTCTGAACGCCATTGATGAACAGTTTGCGCAGCGTGAAGAGACATACAAAGCATGGTGCAACGAAATCGCAAATCTGACCCTTGAACAACTTCAAGCCCTCTTGGATAAAGCCGAGGAGGAGTTGAAAAAGGTTGAGCAAGACAAGAAGAACGGCACAGCCACTTCACAGCAAGTTGCCGTTGCCCGTGCAAAGGTCACAACCGCCAAGAATAATGTCGCTCAGGCAAAGGCGAAAGCCGACCTGAACCCTGACAAACGTTCTATCAAACAATGGCAAGACCTCTACAAGACCCTGAACGAGGTAAACAAGTCATTTGAAGAGATTGGCGACACAATCGGCGGCGTTGCGGGAGACATCATCAAGACGGCGGGGCAAATATCAACCTCTGCCCTTACGATGATAAACGGCATAATGCAGTTGACACAGAACGCATCTACGGGCGTTCAGGCAACAGCGACAGCCTCCTCAAAAGCAATTCAGACTGTTGAAAAGGCTTCTGTCATTCTGACAATTATTTCTGCCGCCTTGCAGATAGCAACGCAGATCGTGAACCTCTTCAACAATGACGACAAGAAGCAAGAGGAAATAGAGGCTCTTCAAAGACGCATTGACCAACTGCAGTGGGAGCTTGATAACGCCGACATCGTGCGCATACAAGAGAAGAGCGGAAAGGCTATTGACCTCGTGAAAGCGAAGCTGAAAGAGACACGGGACGAAATGTTGAAAGACATTGAGACCCTGACAGGCTTTGAAGCAATGTGGGCAAGGCTCACGCTGAAAGTCTCACGCAACGATGAACTGTTGAAACAGTCAGCCGAGAAGATTGCCAAGGCTTACGCCAATGTCGCTTACACGGCTGACAAGGCTCTCGGCGGCAAGAAGTACAGTGAAGCCCAACAGCAGCTTGAAAACATCGCACAGCAGCAGTTGCTCATTCAAGAACAGATAGACACAGAGAACAGCAAAAAGAAGACTGACCAAGGCAAAATTGACGATTGGGAGCAGAAGATTGAAGAACTGGGCGCAAAGGCGATTTCAATCATAAATGAAATGGTTGAAGACATCATGGGCGGCACAAGTTCTGACATCGCCGAACAACTCTCTGACGCTTTCTTTGAAGCCTTTCAGAACGGCGAGGACTACGCAAAGGCGTGGGGCGATAAGGTCAACGAGATAATCGGCGACATAACAAAACGCCTTTTGGTTCAGAAGTTCTTGGAAGAACCCCTCGGAGAGGTCTTTGACAAGTACAAGGCTCAGTGGTTCAAGGACGGCAAGTTCATGGGCATTGACGCTGTTCTGAACAGTCTTTCGGGCTTGACAAATGACCTGAACCAAGTCGGCACAGATTGGATAACGATTTGGGAGGCTCTCCCTCAACAAATCAAAGACATGATTACAGCCGCACAAGGCTCAACCCGTGAGACCTCTTCAAGTGGTATCGCCAACGCCTCTCAGGACAGCGTGGACGAGCTGAACGGACGAGCCACGGCTATTCAGGGTCATACCTATTCAATCAGTGAGAACACAAAATTGCTGCTGAATACGGCGAACCTGATTTTGCAATCAGTCTTGAACATTGAGAGCAACACAGACGGGCTTTCAGACCGTGTGGCGGGCGTTGAGAGCAGCGTGAAAGAGATTAAGGACACAGTAAACGACATCGCCCTCAAAGGCATAAAGATAAAATGACATGAAAGAAGTTATCAGACAGATTTACACACAGGCAAAGCTCCTCGGGGCTTGCCCGTTGTTCAAGGGAACAGAACAGACTGTCGAGGATATTGTCAGGCTGTTTGAAAGCCCTCAGGGTATAGAGTTTTGTATGAAGAACCATTTCCCGAATATGGCGACTTTCAGGCTCTTCAAGCCTCACGGGGTTGAGAAGTACGGCATCTACATTGATGCGGGCACGCTGACCCTGAAAGACCCCTCACGGGCTATCCTGATAGGAAGAACCTCTGCGACCATTTTCTGTTCAAAGACAGAACGGCACGAAATCATTCTTCTTCACGGGGCGAAAGCGATAGTGAATGCAAACAAATGGGCTGTTGCCCGTGTTCAGTCAGAACAGGGCTGCAGCGTCATAAAAAACACCTCTGACAATGCGATTATAATATGATTAACAGACTTTTCATAGACGGTAACGATGCATACTTGCAGTATGGCGTGTATGTGACGAGCGGCGGGTTCAACGAACTTGTCGCCTTTCCGCCGTTGAAGTCTGTTGACAGTAACGATTGGCAAGAGGAAGACGGTGTGGAGGCAGACCTTTCAGCCCCTGTTCTCAACACCCGTGAAATTCAGGTTAAGTTCGCTTTTGGCGGGCTTTTCAGCCGTTTCTGCGCTTTCATTGAACTGTTGTCTGACGGTGCTTACCATGAGTTCTATTGCGCCCACATACAGCGCACGTTCACGCTCAGAATGACACAGCAGCCGAACCTTGACGTGGCGAGAATGTTAGGCACGGTAACGATCAAGTTCTCTGACGATTTCCCGATGAAAGGCTACAAGTATAAAGCCCCCGTGAGTGAGGTCACGCCGTCAGACGATTATTCGCTTGACAATACGCCATTGACCGATTACGGCTGTCGGGTTCTGAAAGGCTCTCTGTCTGAGGTTATGAAGACCGCACAAGTGAAACAGAACCTTTTGCGGAACATCAAGACGAAGACGGGTGCCATATATGACGGGAAGCGGGTCACGTTCAAGACAAAGGACGTGAAGTTGTATTGCCTCATGCGGGCTGAGAGCCTGACAGAGTTGTGGCGTAACTATGACGCTCTTCTCCATGACCTCATTCAACCCGAGGAAAGGCTTCTGACGGTCAGAGAACTTGAACAGGATTTCCCGTGTTACTACAAGTCTTGTCAGGTCTCAGACTTCTTCCCTGACGGCAAAATTTGGTTGGAGTTCACTCTGACCCTGACTTTCACGGGGTCTTTCAGGCTTGACGACAACGATTTTATCCTTGCAACGGAAGACGGTATCATCGTGTTCACAGAAGACGGCGAGAACGCAATAGAAATGTTGCCTGACAGTTTCTCTGCCCGTTCTATGCAATTGGTAAATGACCGTTCTCACATACGTTTCATCAACAATGGCAATATAAGGTTCAACAACTAAAAAATAAAAGACAGATGAAGAAAATAAAAATTTCGGAGTTGCCCCTGTATCAGTCTTTGAAAGGGCTGTTTGTCATGGGAACGGACGTGAATAACAGAAGCGTCAAGGTAAATTTGGAGTTCATTGAGAGCGAGACCACAAAAGCCGTCAAAGACGCTGACACAGCAACGGCTGCTGCTGCAAAGGCTGCGGGGCTTGCAGATGAAGCGACAAAAACCGCAAACGCTGCCGCTCTGAGAGCGGACACGGCTCAGGCTCAGGCGGCTCAGGCGGCAAAGGCTGCGTCTGATGCGGCACAGTCAGCATTGAGCGCAAAAACTCAGGCTGACGATGCTGCAAAGGCGGCTCAGGACGCTGCCGAAGCTGCTCAGGCAGCAAAGACTGCGGCAGACGAAGCAACAACCCTGACAAAAGCCGCCACAGAAGCCTCAGAGAAAGCCACAGCCGCTGCAAAGTCAGCAACCGATAAAGTGCTTGACACGCTCGGAAAGATTGTTCCTACGGGCTTGTTTGTTGAGAGCGTTCCCCGCCTGACCCTCGGCAATGTCAACCCCGTTTACCTGAAAGCCGTTTTAAGCCCCGACACGGCTCTGAAAAACCTGATTTATATCAGTGACAACCGAGCTGTCGAAGTCGGCTTAGACGGGCGCATTTCAATCTTAAATAAGGGCGTGAGCCGTGTTCACATTATCCCCACATGTAACACAGCCCTTGCCCGCACCGTTCTGATTGAGGTGGGCGAACCGACCCTGAGGCTTGTCACAACACGCCGACAGATGCGTTTCACACAGTCAGGGGCTTTGCGTATGAATTAACAGAATGTCGAACCCGTTAAACAATGAAGAAACATGGGAAAGAAAGGTTACATCAGTGAATTTATGGGCGGCGGTCGAATTGTCTCTCACGGCAAAATCGCTGACCTCTCAAAGGGCTTCAAGCTCCCGAGCGGAAACCCGTTCTCGGTCTATGTCAGACCGAAGTACAGCGTATCAACTCTTGACACGGTTCTGACCGTGCGCTGCTCTCAGGACGAGAACCTGACAGAAGCCCCCGTGCCGTTCAATGATTGGTCGCCGTTGGCTATCTCTGAGATTGCCCCGAACTCAGAACTGTTGAAGACAAATGACGTTTATTGGGGCAGCGGTTCTTATGAGGGGGAGGACACGCCATGATAGTGTCGCTGTTCATCAGTGTTGCTCGGCGCATCAGGACATGGACAGCCGCCCGCCGCAACAAGAGAAAAGACCTCAGAATGAACACAGCGTCCTCGGTTCGGTTCATCAACAAAGGCAATAAATCGTATTTCAAATTCTTAAATTAAAAAGTTATGGCATTAACAACAGAACAAGAAGAGAAAGTCGCTCAGATAATTGAGGCTTTCGAGAATGGCAAGCGTTTGTCTGACCTCCCCAATGTGTCAGGCACAAACCCTTATAACCTCTTTTGTGAGGTTCTTGACGAAGACGGAGAGAGCAAGAAAGCAGCCCTCGCAACGCTTCTCCCTTACACAGAAGAACAGAGTTCCTACGGCGTTCAGTTTGACACGGCTGTTTCAACACCGACTTGCACCCGTGTCGGCTCTTCTGAACTCCACAAAAGCTGCCCCGTTCAGAACCGTATGCGTGGCTGTCTGCTTGACGATGACGGCAACGTGGTTGAATATCTTGACCCTCGCGATTGGACGGGTCAGGTGCGTGATGGTTCACGAGGTCAGGTCATGGTGGAGATTCCTCTTCACTACCGCAAGTTTGAGACTGACGGCACCAAACTGACCGTCCGCATATCTGAACTTCCTCTACCTGGCTATCATCAGGTGCCAAAGTGTTATGTGTCGGCTTACGAGGCTTCTCTTGACCGCTCAAACAACAAGTTGGCTTCCGTCTGCAACGCCACAGAACAGTACAGAGGCGGTAACAATAACGCCAATTATGACGGCACATACCGTTCATTCTTGAACCGCCCCGTTACATCAATCAGCCGCACGAATTTCAGAAACTATGCCCGCAAGCGCAAGTCAGGCAGCACCGAGTGGAACTGTATGACTTATGACATGCAGAAGACCCTTTATTGGCTCTTTGTCATTGAGTACGCCACACTTAACTCTCAGGCTGCTTACAACGCTTCGCCGACCGCTGAGGGCTTTCATCAGGGCGGCTTAGGTGACGGCGTGACAACATTCAGCGGCAACGATTGGAACAACTTCAACGGTTATTACCCGTTTGTACCTTGCGGTATCTCTGACAGCCTCGGAAACAGAACGGGCGTTGTGGATTACACGGTCAACAATGAGGCTGAGAGCAACCCGATAACAAAGACATTCCAAGTTCCCCGTTACAGAGGCGTTGAGAACCCATTCGGGCATATTTGGCAGTGGACGGACGGCATTAACGTGCGTATCAGCCCGAACGCCGACAAGGGCGGAGACGGTCTTTCAAAGGTCTTTGTTTGCTCTGACCCCGCAAAGTTCAACGACAGCAATTATGAGGGCTATTCTCATGTTGGCAATGAAGCCCGTACAGATGGCTATGTGAAAGAGGTCATTTTCGGAGAGGGTGGCGAGATTATGCCAAAGACAGTCGGCGGCGGTTCTACCACTTATTTCTGTGACTATCATTACACAAACATTCCAACGACTGAAACACTCCGTGGGGTTCTGTTCGGCGGTGGTGCGGCTTCCGGCTCGGGTGCGGGCTTCGCTTGTGCGTATTCGAATAACGCCCCCTCGGCTGCGAGGGCGAACTTCGGTTCTCGCCTTTGCTTTTTCCCCGCAACAGCGTAACACGCCCCTCGTTTATCGTTTAACCCTTTAACTCAATCAAAAGACAATGGAAGAAAATAAGAAGCCCGATGACGGTTCACTTGCCTTTCTGAACATACCCCGTGACGAAAGCAACCGTTCTTTCAACTGTGACGAGACAACCCAATCAAAGTTGGTCAACACCTCATTTTGGGTCTGTGACTTCATAGAGGACGTGCCGACAAGGTTCAGTAAGACAAAAGGCACAAAAGGTCAGACGCTTGTCAAGATTAAGCCCGATAAGAACAGCCCTGAGGCTGACGCTAAGAAGTTCTTCACGGGTTCAGCAGACATTCTCTACGTTTGTCAGGAAATCAAGAAGCGCAACGCCTTTCCCCGCCGTGTCACGTTGAGAGGAAACGGAAACCGTTATTGGTTTGAATAAAGAGACATAAAAAATATTAAGGTTGGTCGCTCCCGTGGGGTTCTGTTCAGCGGTAATGCGAATAACAGCTCGAATGCGGGCTTCGCTTATGCGAATTCGAATAACACCCCCTCGAATACGAATACGAACATCGGTTCTCACCTATGCTTTTTGAATATTTTCATCAGGTGTCAAAGCCTGAAAAAGATATTAAGGGCGGCAACCGTACCTCTTGGTAAAAAACTTCTGAAAACTGAAATGTGTCGGTAGGAACGCCTGTTGTATGGGCTACCGAAGACTCAAAATAAGAAAGCAAAGAAACATGAAGCGTATTGACAACATATACGACAAGATAATCTCGTTAAAAAACCTCCGCCTTGCCGATGAAAATGCGAGACGGGGTAAGACGAACACATACGGGGTCAAGGTTCACGACAAGAACCGAGAACAGAATTTGTTGGCTTTGCATGAAGCCTTGCTGACAAAGACGTTCAAGACCTCTCCGTATGACGTGTTTACGATCTACGAGCCGAAAGAAAGAATTATTTATCGTCTTCCGTACTATCCTGACCGTATCGTCCACCATGCTGTCATGAACGTTCTTGAACCCATTTGGGTGCGGCTCTTCACTTATAACACGTATTCTTGCATCAAGGGTCGTGGTATTGAGGGCTGCGCCCGTAGGGTTGACAAGATAATCAAGAGTTTTGAGGG